AAACTACAAATCGTAGAAGCAGATGATAATTTAGCGAACGATTTCAATGCTACTCCAGTTTAAAATCCAAGACTATATGGAACGTGCTAGTAGGGGGGAAGTAACTCTTCCCCCTGAAGCCGTTTTGGACTTTGCCAATTCGTGCAAAGATGCTGTGACTGTACAGCTAAACAAAGAGAAAAGTTATAAGATACGTATGTCAGGTTTAGGCAGACCAGTCTGTCAACAACTACTTGAGAAACGTGGTATCGAACAAGAAACACCCTACAACCTTTTATTCAGATTTCTATTTGGAGATATAGTGGAGTCTATAGCAGTGCTTGTGCTTGAGCAGGCAGGGGTTGATATCGTGGCTAAACAGAAAGCAGTCAAACTCACAATAGATGTAACAGATGTAAGTGGCACGTTGGATTTAATTCTTCTTGATGAGTTTGGACAAGAGAAAGTTTGGGATATAAAGTCTGCAAGTGAGTGGGCATACAAATTTAAATACACTGGTTATGGTGGATATGAAAAGATTAAAGAAGATGATCCATTTGGATACATCATGCAAGGTCATCTGTATGGAGAAGCAACTGGATTGCCGTTTGGTGGGTGGATAGTTATAAACAAATCAAGTGGCGAAGTTGCTGTTGTTGAAGCACCTGAGTGGCAGGGAGATGACAGAAAAGAATATTTAGCTGATGCTAAGAAAAGAATTAAAGTATTGACCGATGAGTCATTAGAGTTCAAAGTACCATTTAAGGATGTGTTTGAAACATATAAGTTAGATGGACAAGAGGTAAGAACTGGAAATAAAGTACTACCCAAGCCTTGTACTATGTGTAGTTTTAAGGCACACTGTTGGAAAGATGCAGTATTACACGATAAGGTAACATCAAAGGCTAAACAGCCACCACAAGTGTGGTATTCTAAGTTGAAGAAGAAAGCATTGTAATGTCAATTATTTATGTTCGTGAATATAAAAGAGATCTTATGGAATTAAACGAGGACTTGTACCACGTTTATATAGACTCCCATGTGGAGACTGGGGGTGGGAGAGATATTGTTTTTTTACGTCAACATGAAAGAGGTATTCCCCTTACTCTTCGTGAAAACTTTTCAGACAATGGAACTCTCACCTCTCTCACTGAACAACGAGATATAATGAAAGTAGAAAATGAATTTCAAACAATACGATACGTTACTAATCAAGGCAAAGTGATATGCCTGCCGATATTCCAATTAACAAACGAACTTATTACAATAGAAAAACAATCCCCCAAACTGGCAGGGTACGTGAACAAACGGATACAGTCGTTAGGATTGAGGATGCCACTATGAAACGATTACGATTTAGATCACGGTTCGAGTTGCAACTTGCAAAAGGTTTGGCTGATAATAAAGTCAAGTTTGAGTATGAGTCCAAGAAGTTTTTGTATGTGCCGAAGCCAAGAACTTACACACCTGATTTCTATCTAGTCGAGAGTGATATCTACATAGAAGCGAAAGGTCACCTAGATAAGGCAGACAGAGTGAAAATGGCTTTGGTCAAGCAACAACACAAAGATCTTGATATACGATTTGTTTTTATGAACGCACGTAATAAAATTTACAAAGGCAGTAAAACAACCTATGCTGACTGGTGTCTCAAGCATGATTTCAGATGGGCAGAGAAGTCAATACCTGTGGAGTGGTTTAAAAATGGATGAAGATGAGATAAGAGAATTTGTAAAGAAAATGGATTTAAAAAAAGGTCATTATTACATCATACTCACTGATGTAGGCGATGATAAGTTCAAAATGCACGCATACGATACAACTGGCAACAAGTATGAAAACGAAACGGATCACAGTGTTGGATCAATTATACATGAGGGTCTTGTAGGGATACTTACTGGTAAAAGTGAAGAAGTATTTAACTTTGGTATGTCAGAGCTTGCCTTTAATTATACAAGCAGAAGAATGTTCGGTGAGATAAAAGATGAAAACGGTGAAAATATAAAGTATAAAGATAACGTAATTAAAGTTGATTTTGGTAACAAACATTGATAGGGTACTATGATTATATGTTAAAGAGATTGAAAGAAGAGGATATGAATAATATGGTTGACCATCCACCACATTATAACGCAACCAATATAGAAACTATAGATATGATAAGTTCTGTAACTGGAGATGGATTTGAATTTTATTTACAAGGAAACATCATGAAGTATCTTTGTAGATACCCATACAAGAATGGCGTAGAAGATCTAGAAAAAGCACGATGGTATTTAAACAAACTAATCAAAATAAAAAAAGGGGAAAAGAATGTCGTCTAACATGTTACCAACATCCTATCAAGAGTTCATACACAAATCTAGATATGCTCGTTGGCTCGAAGAAGAGGGAAGAAGAGAGAACTGGGGTGAAACAGTTTCTAGGTATGTAGATTTTATGGAAGAAGCTTTGTTAGAAAAGCACAACTACAAAATGAAAAAAGGTGATAAGCACGCTATAGAAGAATACATAACTAATCTAAGCGTCATGCCATCCATGAGAGCATTGATGACTGCAGGACCTGCACTAAAGCGAGATAACGTTTGTGGTTACAACTGTAGTTATCTGCCAGTAGATAGTCCACGATCTTTCGATGAAGCTATGTACATTCTTATGTGTGGCACTGGTGTAGGTTTTAGCGTTGAACGAGAGAACGTTGATAAGCTACCTATCATTAGCGAAAACATGCAAGAGTCTGATGTAGTGATTGTTGTGGAAGATAGTAAAGCAGGGTGGGCAAAAGCATTTCGTGAGCTTGTGGCTTTACTCTATTCAGGAATGATACCTTCTTGGGATGTATCTAAGATACGCCCTGCAGGTGCAAAGCTGAAGATTATGGGTGGGAGAGCATCAGGACCTGATCCTCTTGTTAACTTATTTAAGTTCACTATTGAGAAATTCAAGGGTGCTACAGGTAGAAAGTTATTTCCTATTGAGTGCCACGATATTATGTGTAAGGTAGGTGAGGTTGTTGTTGTAGGTGGTGTCAGACGATCTGCATTGATCAGCCTATCTAATCTGAATGATGACCAAATGGCTCACGCTAAATCAGGTGAGTGGTGGAACAACAATGGGCAAAGAGCGTTAGCAAACAACTCTGTGGCTTACAAAGGCAAGCCTGCTATGGAAACCTACATGAGAGAATGGTTGGCTCTGTACGAGTCTAAATCAGGTGAGCGTGGCATGTTCAATCGTAAGGCCGCAGACAATCAGGTAGCTAAGAGTGGCAGAAGACAAACAGGTCACATGTGGGGTACGAACCCGTGTAGTGAGATCATACTCCGACCTTATCAATTCTGTAACTTATCTGAAGTGGTTGTACGTGAGAACGATGACCTACTAAGTCTTCAATCTAAGGTACGTGTTGCTACAATGTTAGGTACATTTCAGTCTACTCTTACTGATATCAAGTACCTACGTAAGATATGGAAAACAAATACAGAAGAAGAACGCTTGCTTGGTGTCTCATTAACTGGTATCATGGATCATTATGTACTAGCTAAGACAACTGATTCAAAGATTTGGTTACAAGAGATGAAACAAGTAGCAATAAAAACAAACAAAGAATATGCAGATGCTATCGGTATACCGAGAAGTACGGCTATCACTTGTGTAAAACCAAGTGGTACTGTGTCTCAGTTAACTGACTCTGCATCAGGTATACATGCTAGACACAATCCTTTTTACATTAGAACAGTACGTGGGGATAACAAAGATCCACTTACACAGTTTATGAAAGAAGAAGGTATCCCTGCAGAGCCTGATGTTATGAAGCCTGACAGTGTTACTGTATTTTCTTTTCCTATGAAATCTCCTAGTGGTGCTATCACTAGAACTGAGATGAGTGCAATAGAACAACTAGAACTTTGGAAGATCTATGCACTTAACTGGTGCGAACACAAACCATCTGTGACTATTTCTGTAAAGGAAGAGGAATGGATGGAAGTTGGTGCGTGGTTGTACGATAACTTTGACATAGCGTCAGGTGTATCGTTCCTTCCATTTGCTGACCATACGTACCAACAAGCTCCTTATCAGGACATAGATGCGGACGAATATCTCGAATGGAATGGACGTGTTCCAAAGTCACTCGACTGGACCAAGTTCTCTATGTATGAAAAGGAAGACAATACGAGCGGTACTCGTGAATTGGCTTGCACTGCAGATGCCTGTGAAGTCGTGGACTTAGGTGCAAACTGATGATCGAAGTACCAATCAGCGAAGATTACATGCGTCATGCGAGGGAAAAAGCTTCTACTGTGGGCATATTGCAGGGAAGTATTACAGGTGGCACTAGCAACGTCGTGGGTGCGATAGGCGAGATAATCGTTGCTGATAGTATTGAGGCAAAGCAGATAAATACATACGATTACGATCTAGTTAAGGATGGGGTAAGGATAGATGTTAAGACTAAGCGTTGCAACACCAAACCTAAACCTCATTATGATTGCTCTGTAGCGTTGCATGGAGTTAAACAGGATTGTGATGCGTATGTGTTTGTTCGCATGCTAACTGATTTAAGTAAGGCTTGGATTCTTGGTGGCATATCCAAAAAAAGCTTTTACAAAGAAGCCACCCTATATAGAAAAGGGGATATTGATCACAACAACGGTTATACATTCAAAGCTGATTGTTATAATCTACAGATAAGTCAACTGAGTTCTATCCATGAAATCAAAAACTAGAGCAAAGCTATTTGTGTTAGAAGCGTATTTAAATAAAGAGGGGAATGTTGAGATGAACTACGAAGCAGTCAAACCTGAAGATCTCGAACGAGAGTTGAATACTGGTTTGCCTATGTACAGTGGCACAAGTCAGGTTGCATCACTGCTTCGTTATCTTAGGAAGTGTGGAGATGATATAATGAGTGGATCACGGAATTATATTTAAGTTTCGTAATCTAACAATAGCTCTTCACCTTTTGCTATTGATCTTTTCGTAATAATGTTAAACACAAGATAATCATCCCAGTCTTGTGTACAATCTAAAAAACAATTTGGTTTATCGGAGTGGTTGATGAAGCCACCAAGAGGTGTTCTTATATAGGTAAGAATCATTGGCACTTTGATATGTGTAGAACCTATATCCGTGCCTTTCTTTATATCTTGGGCCGCAAAGATTCCGTGACCATGCACAGAACTTTCTTTTATACAGACTTCTCTAGGCAAAGGATTATAATAAAATCTATTATACTTTACCTTCATTTAAGTTTTGCTCTTACCCTTTTTATCTTTAAGAGCTTGTCTCATAGATTCTTTTTTATTACCATCTTTATCAAAGTCTAGATAGTCTGGCTTTGCACCAGTTCTACCCCCTGCACTTTTCTTTTCAAATTTTTTAATAGCACCACCTAAATTGTAACCCATGCCAAACTTTTTCTCTTGAGTCATCATACCCATCGGATCTTTCTTTGGTGCTGTCATGGTAGTTTGCTGTCTGTTTTTTTCAGCAAGTCCACCCATCATCATAGGTTTACGTGGCATTGCCATACCACCACCATACATTTTAGTTGGTCGCTGTCCATTATTGTACATTTTCATCAGTCTTCTCCTTCTTCATTAAAAATAGGTAACTCCCTAACATTAGATCGTGCTAGTTCTGTTATCATAAAATCTTGAACTAAAATACCAAATTCATTTAGTTTTACTCTATCCATGTTCTCTGGGTATAAGAGAACTTCTTTAAGAACTTTAGCAGCGTCTGGATCACCCGCTGCCATCTTTACCATATCTTGAGCTGCGTTAAGCGACACTCTAACTGCAAACTCTGATCCAACGTAGGCAGGACTAACCATACCTCTCGCCAAGTTATAAACTCTACTTAAAATTTCTGTAATGGCAAATCCTATTTTTCTACTACTTGGGCCTGTTAAAGTATCAGGATCTTGAGTAGTGTTTTTTAAATAAACCATTACATCTTTTAGATCGTTAATGTGTTGTTGATCCATAACTTCATTAAGAATTTTTCTTACATTAGGATTCTCTATAGCTTCTACAATATTTTCAGGATTACTATATCCATAGACAAGACTCTTTCCCCCATCAATTTTAGATAAAAACTTACCCTTTTGTACAGTTCTATTACCTTTTGCAAGCAATCCCTCTAAAATAAGTTTAGTTAGGACATTATCGATTTCTTTAGAATACTTCTCCATGTTTTCTGCACCCAAAGCTAACAAGTCAGATTTTAACTCCTGTATCCCTGTAAGATCTCCTTCTTCTACATACTTTTTAAAGAATCCCTCTGCGTTACCATACTTACCAAAATCTCTTAATTTAGCTCTGTAATTTTCTTCGAGAGCTTTTAATTGTTGCTCTCCTTTGCTTACAGATTTTAGTTTTGTTTCTATTTTATTTTTAAATCTATTATACTGAGTTTGTAAGATACTATGTCTTTTCATTTGTTTGACAATATCTTTTTCATCACTGATTATTTTTGCAAAGTCTATTAAAGGCTCTTGAACTGGTTTACCATTTCTTATAACAGTTACATTTGTTAGACTGCTTAGTTCATTTAATTTTTCTATATCCAACTCTCCAAAGTCATAACCTCCCTTTTTTTCGTTCAGTATAACCTTTGCTCTAGGACTTATAGTCTCTATTGATTTAACTATTTTATTTGCCCAACCTGTATAAACCATACCTTCAATGACTTCTTTAGTTATTTTAAAAGATTCTTTTTTTAAAAGTTCAAATTTTTCTTTTAAAATATTTTCATAAAAAACTGAACAAGTTTTAATATCAATTATAATTCTTCTCCCATTCAGATTAAGAATTAGATCTTTAAAATCTTTTGGATCAATTATTTGTGAAGATTTTAATTTTTTTTCTTTTATTAATTTAGAAACTTTATTTTTTTTTGAAATTAAA